CATATCAAAACGCTTGATTTTATAGGTGTTCTAAGAGTTGAGTCGGTTAACACGTTGACGTGTTACTTATAAAAATAGTTCAAATGTTCGGTAGCAGAGAGGCGTAATGCAACGATGGATTTCGATGTGGAAAGATGGAAATTATTAAAAATCTGTGAGATGAATGCAAGGCGGTCTTGTATTCCCGGTATTCAGAAAATGGCCGGTGAAATTTTTGTGGATCCCTGGCCGCAGTCGGATTCTGATATATGGTTGTCTATATTTACTGAAGCTAAAGCTGTAAATATGAATCTCTGCAGTTATTTGTTCTTGGTTCGCGGTTGTGGAACTTATTTACAGGAGAATTCATCTTATGGATTAACAGGTAGCGGATGGCCGTATTTGTTTAAGCCTTGTGTATCTTCTGATACATGGCCGTCCAAGAGTGTATTTCAGGAAATAATGAATGATATGTTTCGGCAGTTTAGTGCCCAGCAGATTTATCGAGTAATGAAAAATACATGGGATTTTCAAAAAAGCGTAAGTAATTAAAGAGGGAGGTTTCAGATTATGATGTTTGTGTTAGGTATGATTTTTGGTGCATGTGTCGGGCTGCTGATTTGTTCTCTATGTGTGATTTCAGGTAAAGGTACATATGATGACCGTTAAAGAATTTCTGAATGATGTTCGGCGGCAGCATGCACGGGTAGAAGCTTGCAAAGAACGGCTGAAAGAAATTGAATGTGAAGTCATTTCTTTAAAATCTCCACAATTAGGTGACAAAATACAATCAAATAACATAAAATCGCTTGATGAGGTGATCTGCAGACTTGAAATGAAAAGAGAAGAAAAATCACGGGAATTTATTCGGTTAATGGATATGCAGGATAAAGCAGAAGCTCTGATTAGCTGTGAAAAAAATCATACCCGATGGACGGTATTATACCGCAGATACATACTCAATCAAAAATGGGAGAAAATTGCTGTGGCAATTGATCGTGACCTGCGCTGGATTTACAGGTTGCATGGTCAGGGATTGCGCAATTTGGAAAATACGCCATTAAAAGCCACTATAGACATGTGATATAGTGTAGGTGTGAAAATTGGGATACGCCATTAAAAGAGCACATGTTCTTATTCACCAAATAATCATTTGTGGTAAAACGTGTTTGACAGGGCAGGTAAGAGAGAATAAAATAAAAGTAACTAAAAAACAGTTACTATTTTAGGAGAGCTGGTTTTGAGTAGAAAAGAAAAAATTCTGAAAAGGCTTAATGCGATACCAAGCCCGGTAGACTTTACATATAATGAACTTGAGAAACTCCTTGGTATGTATGGGTACTCAGTAACAGAAGGAAGTGGTTCTAGAATATCATTTGGTCCCAACAAAAAAGGAAATATTCTAGATTTGCATAAGCCTCATGGAAAAGGAGAAAATGCTTTAAAGCGATATCAGATTGAAAAAATAAAAGCATTTATAGATGAAGAGGAATAGAAAGAGGATGACTAATATGCATCTAAAGGATTATTTAGAGTACAAAAATTACAGAGGAAATGTTTTTTACAGCGCGGAAGACCGAATATTTTACGGAGAGATCATGGGAATTAAAGACCATGTTTCTTTTGAAGGTGACACGGTTGATTCTTTAGAGGAGGATTTTAAGGAAGCGGTTGACCATTATTTATTCGTCTGTAAAAAAATAGGCAAAGATCCAGACAAAGAATTTAAAGGGGTATTTAATATAAGAATTTCTCCAGAACTTCATAGAGAAGCCTATTATTATGCCAACGAAAGCGGAGTTACATTAAATAAGTTAATTGGTGATTGTATAGAAAACTATTTACAAATAAAGCACCAAGAGAATGAAAAGTATGAAGGGTATCAAGCAATAAATGGTATTGAGGGCATTAAAGGAATAAAAGATTATGATAATATAATTTACCATAATTTCAATGTAAAAGTTGACGTAGATGAGATGTGATGCGGAGGAGAAATGGCACAGAATAAATACACTTTTTCCATCGGACGGATAAATGTTCCTGTTGTTGAATATCATAAAAAAGAATTGGAAATAAAAGAGACTACAGAGAAAAGAGACAACAAAGCCGGAGAGGTCAGGTATTCAGCCAATATAGGTTCCGAATTAAAAATAAACGACATCCTATTTTTCCCTTGCAAACTAACGGTAAACGCCCGCTTTATAGGGATAGAAGCAAAAATTACCACTGAAAGTAAAATTGGGATTAATGGCATATCGGAAATTTCAGATGAAGAGAAAAAAGAAGTAATTCCTGATTTACTAAGACCCTTGGTTTCTAAAGCAGCAGAGGTTTTCGCCTATCTGACAGGGAATGACAATCCGTTTCCCATTATACTTAATGGGGATCTGGGGCATAATGTAATTAACCTTACTACAAAGAAAGAATAATGGTTTG